TGGTTGTTTTAGATCACAACTGATCTATGTATATTATACCATATTTGGTATGTCTGTGTCAATGCGTTTCTGCCCAGTTATTACCTACGTTGTATTCAGCATCAAGAGGGCAGCGCAGGTCTAACACAGTTCCTGCTTTCTTGATGGCTCGTACTGCTGCTTTGCCTACTACATCAGCAAAATTCTCTGGTACTTCTATCTGAAACTCGTCATGCACGTTAGCTACTAGCTTGTACGGAATAGCATACGTGTCTAGTGACTCTGCCATCAACACCAGCGCCTGCTTCATAACTATAGCGCCTGCACCCTGTAGCAGCGTGTTAAGTGCTGCGTGTTCTGACCTGACCCGTAAGCGTCTACCGTCCAGACCTGGAAGTGTACCGCCTGCTGAGAACTTAGACACACGCTCTCGTAGCCTAGCCAGTGCTGGTGTGTTGCGTAGGAAGGAATCTGTAAGCTTCTGTCCTTCTTTGTAGCCACCTCCTACTATCTGACCTATCTTAGCTGGGCCAGCACCGTACAGGAAGGCGTAGATGAAAGTTTTGGCTTGGTTGCGGTCAGTGAGTCCTGCTGCCTTCATATTAGCTGTGTGGATATCACCGCTTAGTATCTCGTTGGTGTAGTTCTCGTCACGCATGTAATGTGCAAGCATACGCAGCTCTAAGCCGCTGGCATCACAGCCTACTAGCTTGTGTTGCTCAGGCACAGTCCAGAATGATCTACACTCTCTGCCATACGGTGCAGACACAGAAGGCACTTGTGCCAGATTAGGGCTGTGGTGCGTCATACGGCCTGTTACAGCGCCATTAGTGATAACCCTACCATGTACCCTGCCGTCCTTCTCGTGAGTTAACCAAGAGTCTATCTGTGCTGCTCTCTTCTGTAGCATCAGGTACTCGTAGATCATCTTAGCTTCAGGGATGTCGATGCCTTCCAGCACCTTCTCATTAACAATGATAGCTCCCTTCTCAGTCTGTAACTTAAACTTAACACCTACACCCTCTAGCCTCTCTGCAATCTGCTTACGAGAGCCTACGTTAAACTCAGTCACCTTGTCCTTCAGTCTCTTGCCTGTCTTCTCGCTCCAGCGTTCCTCCACTATCGGTGGAAACACCTTCTGTAGCTCCGCTGTTATCGTCCTCATCTTGTGAGTTATGTCTTGCCATAGTGAAGTAGCTGCTTCTACGTCTAGCATGAAGCCGTTGCGCTCCTGTTGAGCCGTAATGATGTACACCTTCTCTTCTAAATCTACGCACTGCTGTTTAAACTCCTCTCGCTTCAGTGTGTCTGTTAAATGCTTGTACAGCCTTGTGGTGAGTGCTACGTCCTGCCTGCAATACTCCACCATCTCATCAGACAGTCCACCGTCATAGTCGTGGAAGTCTATCTTGTGGTCTCCAAAGCGTTTGCCCCAAGAGTCCAGGCTATGTCCACCCTCCAGAGACGGGTTCCAGAGCCTGCTGAGCACTAGCGTATCCTTTAGCTTCTCTGTAGGTATCTGTAGTGACCACTGTTTCTCTAGCACTGGCGCATCGAAGCCTATGATGTTGTGACCAATAACGACTTCTGAGTCACGAATCAGAGGCTCCAGAGTCTCAGCAGAGTAATGCTCTAGCATCTCACCAGTCTCAACGTCCTGAGTTACTACTATCCAGATAGTGTCGTGGCTGGTGTTTGTTTCTATGTCCAGCGTAATCAACATAATACTGCCTCGCTGCGTTTGCTTTATTACTGTGTTTGTCGAAAGGGTTTAGTCTTCTCAGTTCAGCCTTACTCTCCTGAACTGTCATTACCCAAGTTCCAATCTTGCTCATATTCTTGGCTCTCCAATACTGTGTCAGATTCACTTCTCAGATCATCTCTGTCAATGGTAGCAATGTCATCCTCAGTGTAAAAGAAGCAATCATTGCACAAATCTAAAAACTCTCCACTCTCAGCAGATTTCCTTGTAGACTCAAAGTCCGATAAATTCTTGTTACACGCTATGCATCTCATTACAAACCCTCTTCCTTAACTTCTACCATCCTACCTGTTTTCTGGTCAAACAACAACCCGCCAGCAGGCCCTGTAGTACCACAGAAGCGGTTCTTCAGCACTCTGACATTGGTAGTATTCCTTTCTATTGGGTCTTCAGCCTGACCATTCCTCTCTAGTCCTATCACCATGTCTGAGAGCTGTGCAATGGATGCAGAGCCTCTGAGCTGTGACAGACTACTAGCAGCGCCTTCCTCGTGGCCTTTACCGTCTGGTCTCTTCAGGTGGCTCACCATGAACAGTGTGATACCAGTCTCTTGAACCAGCATACGCAGCTTAGTACATATCTCGTCCAGAGCCTTTCTCTCGTCACCATTGCTCTGTGCAGACACAACAATACTAACGTGGTCTAGGAACAGGTACTTGGTGTCCAGCGCCTTAGCCATGTAGCGGCAACGGGCTATGATGTTGTCTATACTGGTGGAGCCAAAGTGGTCGAACATAAACAACCTCTGAGTACCCATAGTGGCCTCGAAAGCCTCCCAGCGTTCCTCCTCAGTGCTTTCTACGTCAGGTAGGTGCAAGGGCTTGTTAACCGCCAGTGACATCAGAGACAGCGCAGTCTTACGTGCGTTCTCTTCTAGGAATAGTAAGCCTATGTTATCCTCAGAGTGCTTCAGGATATGCCACACTATCTCTCTGACAAACTGTGACTTACCTAGCCCAGAGCCTGCTGTGATGGTGACTAGCTCTGCCTCTCTGATGCCATAAGTTAGCTTGTTCAGGCTCTCCCACGGGTACATAACAGCAGACTTCTCTACTGGTCTGTTCACTTCATCCCAGAGACTAGCGCCATTGATGATACCATCAGGTACAAACTTCTCTGCTCCCCAGAAGGCAGCAATGTATGCTTTGGTGTCATTAGCGGCTAGATAGTCGCAGGCATCCTTGTACTCTGGTGGGTTCTTCATGATGGCTGATTTACCACCAAACAGCTCTGCAATCTCTCTCGCAGCCTTCTGTCCAGGTTCATCAGAGTCCATAGAGATGACAATGGCATCGAAGCTGTCTAGCCACTCGTAGGCTGCCTTACAGTCCTTTAGAGCGCCACTAGCGCCATTACAGACTGACACTACTGGGTACTTGCTCCCTTGCATCTGGTAGCTTGCAGCAGCGTCAAACTCTCCCTCAGTGATGGTGACATACTTGGCAGAGCCAGCAGAGAACAAGTGCTGACCGAATAGTCCAGCGCCTTTCCAGTCTCCTACAATGCTATGCTGCTTGTCTGGTAGACGTATTTTAGCCGCAATAGGCACTAAAGCATTGTCAGGGTTGTGATAGCTGAAATAAGTTCTGTCTGGAGTCTCTAGGATGCCGTAATGCTTCACTGTGGCGGTGGTGAGTCCTCTGGATACAATGCTCTGATACTTACCAGTAGTCAGCATATTCTCTACAGCACTAAAGCTGGGCTTTGGTGTAGGCTGATCATCATACGGTATCTCTACAGGCTGATAACCACCCTCAGTCTTTGTATATGTGGCGCAGCTATGGCAATAGGTGCTGTTCTTGTTCACCTGTAGCGCATCACTGCTGCCGCAGTCTGGGCAGGGTTGATGGGTTGCTTCAGTCATTCAAAAATCTCCTCATAAACTCTGCCAAAGCTGATTAGGCAAAGTGGTAGATGTAAGATAACACCCTGAAAAGGCATTACCTCTATGCTCTCTGTAAAGCTGTTAAACACCCACACTGGCCTGCTGTCTGGGAACTCCAGATCAAAGCCTACGCCCAGTCTGTACTCTATTGTTAAACTGCGTCCTAAGATAACCATGCTTTTTTACTCTCCATATTCTTTGCTATTACACGAATCCTGCGCTTACATATTGGGCAGGGCTTAGTCCAGTCTGTTTGCTCTGGATGTTTACAGTAGTTCGTTCTCTCTTCTGGTATGTTGTAACTCCCTACCACTCTAACACGTTTGCCTTGTAACACCAACTGGTCTCTACTAGTTAGAATCATTATCGCCTCCTCTACTGAATACCATGTCATACTCTGCACTCTCTGATATAAACTGCACAATCACTGCTGGGTGTACTTTGTAGTGCTGCGCTGCTTCCTTCAGTGAGAAAACACCATTATTAATATCCGCGGCAGCTTTAAACACCGCCTGCACTTCTGGGTTCATTGTACCCTTTAACATATATTCTCTAAACATTTTAAATTCCTGTTTGTTAATTGTTAAAATTTATGCTACCCTCTGGACTATATAGTAACAAAACAGCCCTCCTATAGCAATAACTGCTAGTAGTTCTACTTTAAAGAGTACTTCAGCTCCTCTAAAGTGTCCTCTAGCGCTTCAATATCTTCAGGGTAAGGAGTCCATTTAGGGCTTTTCAGTTTCTCTACAGTGTCTGCTGCTTCTGTTAGGTCTCTCAGGGCATTAAAGAATCTCTCTCGCAGCTCCCAGTCCTCTAGTTCCTCTAAATGCTCGTCACCGTGTAACAGGTCATTAGGGCCAGTGAATAGTTGCATATTAGTTCTCTCTCTGTTGGTTAAATATCTGCAAGCCCAGCTCAGGGTGTACACAGTTGCGTAGTATCTGTGCAGGGCAATGGTTTCCTTTGTAGTAGATGTTTTCCTCATAGTGTATGCCAAGCCAATCCATTAAAGCCTGTTTACCTGCTAGATTAGCTAAATTAATAAAATTCTCTGGCCTCTTAACGTCTACAGCATCAAACTCATAGTTAGACCAGAAACAATGCCTACCTACTGTCACTGTTGGTGGCACTAGAAAATCATAGAATGGCTTCACATTCTCCACCACCCAGTTACCTTTGTAAAAATGCTGTAGAAACAGTATCTCTTGGTATAGCCCCATATCAGGATAGCTTCTGTTTTTATGGCGCGTGGCTTTTGCCATTCTGGAATGGGTAGGACATGGTGGACTAGACCATATAAAATCAAAGTCTCTAAAATTCTGTCTCAGGTATTCATGGGCATCGCCAACTATAACAGTATCTGCTGGGTGTAATCTTTGATAAACCTCAGCAATCTTTTCGTGGCTCTCTACTGCTACTACTTCGCAGCCCTTCCAGAGTTTACGGTTACCTCCCAGTCCTGCATATAAATTTAATACTCTCATATCAGTTCTCCAGGTCATTAATTATAGTCTCTCTGATGCTATCCTGCTCAGCTCTCCCTACTCTATAGGGTAAACTCTCTATCCATACAACATAGCGCTCTATAGCCTCAGTGCGAAGCTGATCATTCTCTATATCTGCAAAATCCATTAGTCAAATGCTCCTCTCTTCTCTGCATCGTCTAAAGCCTGTATCCTTCTCTGCATCTCATCCTCCATATACTCAATTATCTCTCTTATGTGCTCAAACGCTATATCGCAATAGCCTCCTACTACTGACATAGTGATTCCCTTATCATCAAAAATCTCTGAGTAATTATTAAATACCATTACTCCACCGTCTCCATCGGTATAGACTAGATTAAACTCTCTGCATCCGTCATAGTCTACAAGAACTCTCTCTTTGTAGTCTGCTTTAAAGGTTTGCGTCCAGTCGTGAAACTCTTGGCCCTGTAGCCCAGCTATTGACATAGCCTCTCTGTAATCTTCGGACATCTTCTCTCTCTCTATTGGTTAAAGTGCAGGGTATTAGAGTCTCTCTCCCTCAATAGTTCAATACTCTATAGCCCTGTAGTGTGACCCAATACCAGGTTCTGGTCACGTTATAGCTCTCTCTCTCAAGAATGATCTGCATAGGGCTATGGTCTCTCTCTCTCTCTCTGTAGTCTCTCTATTACGGGAAACAGGTTCGCTCTCTCTCTGCGGTACTCATAGGGACTCTTGCGTCTATAGCACCAGCAATAGCGATGCTATGGCGCAGCAACTACTAGCAACTACTAGCTATAGCCCTACAGGGCCATATAAAGCCGCCTGGCTGCGATTAGCTATAAATATATACTAGGGTACTGGGCGGCATTGCAGGGCCTTAAATCGCCTTATATTAGCTGCGCGCATAAAAAAGCCCAGCTGTTACACTGGGCAAGGTTGGACTACTACGGGGAATTATTTAGGCGCTGCGCTCAATTGCTGGGTAATCTGCGCGTAGGCGCTGCCAGCTCAATAGGTTTATTCTGTCGCATAGCTTAACATCTAGCCGCATATACTCACTGTCTGTAAGCTGCGCCCACCTATAAACACGTTCAAGACCGTCGCTTACCTTGTGCAGCTCCTCTACTGTCTGGGCATTGTTGATTCTTTTTAGTGCTGATTTGTAGTTGCTCATGCTGCACCGCCTGCTAATTCGTTTATATAGTCCTGAGATTTAGATTCAACATTACCGCCTACCCATTTATTGACATGTTTGGTAGTGGTGACGCTATATTTTCTGTCAGTCTTAACATACTGACCAGACGGCAGCAGCGCAGCAACTGGCGTTGAATAGCTAAATAGCACAACAACCCCGCTACTACGTACTAATTCTGTCATATTTGAGCCTACTTTGTTAATTCTCATTATATTAATTCCTCTTCAGATTCGTTTAATATTTCCATAGCCTGTTCTAGCGCCTCTTGGTCTGTCTCAATACCGTAGCAAGTGAAACAATGATAATCTACCCATTCGCCACCAATAGGCATTTGTAGGTTAAATGTTGCTGATTCGTTCCATTCTATGCGGATATGTTCGCCATTGTGTTCTATTTCCCAGTGTTTCATGCTATACGCTCCAGATTGAATTAATATAAATAATTAGACCGCCCCATATAGTAACAGCGGCCAGAGTTAACGTGCAGTAGTAGACTCTATTAACCCTTTTGATCTGCCTGTCCAAAATCTTTCCCTCTAGGTAGGCGTGAGCCCTGTTAATCTCAATTTGACGTTGATTATCCATTATAATGGCCTCCTGTTTCTAACAAGTATGCTACATAGTCTGCTTGTAACTGGTCATACACAGACCATGGGCAATCCGTCCAAGTATCATTCTTAACAGCCCAGCCCAGCTCTAGTATCTCAGGTATAAGCTGTTTAGTATCAATGTAAGTGTTCATTGTAGTAGTTCCTATTGGTTTGTATTAATTGGTTTAATGCTAGGCACTCTATGCGAATGCCTAGTATAAATCAACTATTGCTGGGAATGTATTAGTCTATAGGTAGACTCTGCTGCGTCTAAATGCTGCTGCGCTCTATCAACGTCTAGTCTGGCAATATCTGCTTGCAGCTTGTCTTTTTTGCTCTCTATCGCATCACCTACGGCTGCGTATTCTTTGTTAAGAATTAACCGCCATTCCAAGTGCAGCTGGGAAGATAGTAGGCTAAACTCAGACTCCCTGACTCTCATACGAGCTATTTCTAAATCTGTGGGGTTTTCTAGCTCTCTGCGCTTCTGGCTGGCTCTAATCTCAGCGTGTCCTACAGCTTCACGAAGCATAGAGAGAGTATTGCGGTCCTTAAAGTTTATTTTGTTGGTCATGATATGTAGTCCTGTTTTGTTTGGTTGTATTAGTTAGTCAGCAGGGTTTCGGATAAGTTCAATATTATTTTAAATTATTTTTATAGCTACTTTCTATTAATGCGCGCGCGTGTGAATACTACAAAGAACCTGGGGAGTCAAACATTAACGTGACCAGACCAGGCTATTGAGTCACAGCTATAAACCTGCAAAGCATTGACGGGGTGGTGACACAGTGTTAGGTAGGCTAGACAGTACCTACTAGCACACTCTCTCTTAACTGTACAGAATCTATGGTGACTGATCAGCCTCTACTGGTCACACTCCAGGCTGTACAGACTGAGGCGGGTATGCTAGAGGGGACGGGGGAGGGTGCGTAGCTGCGGAGATTGTTACTGTACCCGCCCAGATACAAAATAGGGCTAAATTAGACTAAAAAGCAACACAGTTATAACATATAGCTATAAAGGCTAAGTTGTTGATAACAAAGGGCTATAGCGGGCGACTGCGGAGACGCTGTTACGGCTGAGAATCCGCCTGTAAAGGAACAGGGGAGAACATTAACAATAAATAACCTATGAAATAGCTTGACATTTGCTAAAAAGTATGCTATAATAACTATATAGATTGAAAAGAGTTGCTCTAATATCGCTTTAGTGCCCTATAGGAGGTCTGAAAGGTTAACTACTAGTAGTTGTCCTACAGGTATTCCTAAAGGGTTAGAAAGCAACTCTGCTCAGTCTCTATAGACTAGAATCTCAGTAGAGGCAACTCAGTGGCAAAGATAGGAAGACCTAAGAAGGCAGATGTTAAGGCTGTTACCAAAGGCAGTCGTAGAGGCGTAGGAAGACCTAAAGGTGACGCTTCCATCATCAATGACTATAAAGCTAGGATGTTAGCATCGCCTAAGAGTAGGAAGGTGTTAGACAGTATCCTCAATGCCGCGTTAGATGATGACCACAAGAATCAAGCAGCAGCGTGGAAGCTCTGCATGGACAGGTTGTTGCCTGTTAGTTATTTTGAGAAGGATAAGGCCAGCGGAGGCAAGAGTGCCATCAACATCTCCATTACAGGTGTTGGCGGTGAGACTACAGTGATCTCTGGCGGCCAAGAAGAACCCATTGAAGGGGACTACACAGATGTATGATATAAATCAAGACTTAGATTACTTTACTAGGGAAGAGTTTGCTTGTCAGTACACTGGCGAGAATGAGATTAGTGACAGGCTGTTGCTGAAGTTAGATTTGTTACGTGCTAGATGTGGTTTCCCCTTCATTATTACAAGTGGCTACAGATCAGTAGACCACCCCATAGAAGCAAAGAAGGAGACACCAGGAACTCATGCCCAAGGCATCGCAGCAGATATTAAAGTTACAGACGGTATACAACGGTTTAGGATTGTTCAAGAGGCTATCTCGATGGGCTTTTCAGGAGTTGGAGTTGCTAGTAGCTTTGTGCATGTTGACATCCGCGACCTTGACGGTAATGAGCCTCCTGTAATGTGGACGTACTAGCTTGACTGATCTTAATGTCTCGCTATTACCTTGGCAGCAGGAAGTCTGGGAAGACACTACACGCTTTAAAGTGGTGGCTGCGGGTAGACGTACAGGAAAAAGTAGACTAGCTGCTTGGCGGCTGATCATCAGTGCGTTGTCTGATAAGAAAGGTCAGGTGTTCTACGTTGCCCCTACACAGGGACAGGCTAGAGACATTATGTGGCAGTTGCTACTGGAACTAGGCCATGACGTTATAGCGTCAGCACACGTTAACAACCTACAGATTAAGCTGATCAATGGCTGCACCATCTCTCTAAAGGGTGCTGATAGACCTGAGACTATGCGTGGTGTTAGCTTGAAGTTCCTGTGTATGGATGAGTACGCAGACATGAAGCCAGAGGTGTGGGAGCAAATCCTACGTCCTGCATTGGCGGATCAGAAGGGTGATGCGCTCTTTATTGGTACGCCTATGGGTCGTAACCACTTCTACGATCTATACCAGTACGCTAGTATCTCTGAAGACCCTACGTTCAAGGGCTATCACTTTACTAGCTACGATAACCCGTTACTTGATCCTGAAGAGATTGAAGCAGCTAAAGGCTCTATGTCAGCCTTCTCATTCCGTCAGGAGTTTATGGCATCCTTTGAGGCGCACGGCAGTGAACTCTTTAAAG